GGAAATCCAAGTATTGCGGTTGGATTCAACTTAAATGACAAAACAAACCAACCGGCACTGGATGCCTTGGGATTAAACAGAGATGAGTTAAAAGCCGGTACTAGGTCATTGACTGCCCGAGAAATAAATGAGCTCTACAAGTACTCATCTACGCGAGCAGTTAAGGATGCTATAAAATTTGATCCAAAATTGCGGTCTAGACCAGATAATGTTCAAGTAGCTATCATTGATATGTCTTTCAACCTAGGTTTAAATAAACTGAAAAAGTTTGAAAAGATGAAAGCAGCCCTTGATGTAAATGACTACAATACAGCTGCGGACGAAATGGAAGATTCATTATGGTTCGACCAAGTAAAAGACCGCGGACCCCGAATGGTTAAAATTATGCGTTCCGGTTTTACTGATTAATTTATGACACTAGAAGAAGACCTACAATCCCTAGGACAGCACGAGCACTTTGCTCGGTTCCTAAATACTATAAGCGACCTCAGAGAGGAATCAATAGAGGACTTGCATAAAGCAAGCAACGAAGAGATACAACAAATCTCGGGTCGAATACTGACATATGATCAAATACTTCAAATGTGTGACTGGCGAAACTTACAAGTACGCTACGCTGATAGACTTTAATTATATTACTATTGATGTATAGTATATAATATAACCATCGACTACGCTCGTCGTAAACAAGCGGAAACATTATGTCAAACGAAATCGCAGTGGGGGACGCTGAACCCACAACAGAAACAACAGCGCCACAGTCAAATATGTCAGCAGCGGATTTTGTTAACCGCCGCTTGGGACAACTTAATGAGCAAGCTCAAAAAGAAAACCCCAATGTTGAAGCAACAAACGAAGTAGTTGAAGAAACCGAAGTTGAGAGCAACGAGGAAGAAACCAACGAAGAAGTAGTTGCTGAACAAAGTCAAGAATCAGAAGATTCCGACGATGTTCTTTCACAGTTAGATCTAGATGATATGTCCGAAGACGATCTTCGTGAACTATCCGAAAAGCTAGGAAGTAGAGCAGTCGCTCGATTTGGAGAACTTACAGCAAAGCGTAAAGCAGCTGAAGAAAAACTCAAAACGATAGAAGCTCAACTGAGAACAAAGAATCCACTAGAGACTCAAGAGGTAGCTAATAATCCCTACGAATCAATAAATTCGTTAAGAGGATTACAAAATAAAGCAAAAGAAGTATCAGAAGTAATAGAGTGGGCTGAGGAAATGTTGTTCAACGCAGACGGATATGGACCCGAAGATATAGTAACAGAGGTGGAGGGACAACAACTTAGCAAATCAGAAGTTCGCACAAGTTTGTTGAACGCAAGAAAAGCAAGAGATAAGTTCTTACCAGCTCAGTTAAAAACGTTACAAGCAGAAGCTCAGTCAGTAAAATTAAAAAACGCGTACGACGCGCAAGCCAAAAAGGAATTAAGCTGGCTAGAAGGAGAAAATAACGACGTTCGTACAGTGTACGAATCTATGATTAATGACCCACGGTTATCTAAAATCAAAAAAACAGCTGATCCGGAAATAAAGGCCCAGCTTGATTATTTAGTAGCACACGCTGCTAACAGCATACACGGAAGGAAATTAATCAAAAATTCACCTAAAAGCGCGACTTTAAGTCCGCCTAGAACATCTGCTCCATCGGCATCTAAATCAGAAAAAACTGTAGGAAAGTCTGTTAAAGCACTTAAGAACTTTAACCAACAATTTAGACAATCTGGCAACAAGAGTGATTTCATAGCTCTCAGAACTCTACAACTAAAAAACAAACAATCCTAATTATTATATAAAATGTCATTCTCAAATACATTCGATACAACTAATCCGGGATCTGGCGTTTCTAACAGAGAAGACTTGACCGATGTTTTGTCAATTCTTGCTCCCGAAGAAACTCCGATCCTTTCTTCTGCTTCAAAGCAGAAAGCTAGTTCAACATTTGTTGAGTGGACTGTCGACAGCCTAGGTGCACCATCAACTGCTGGTGTTGCCGAAGGATCTGACGTAACAGCCTTCACAGACAAATTCTCTGGCCGTGCTCGTCTCGGTAACTACACACAAAAATTCCGTCGGGACTATATGGTATCAGACCTCCAAGAGGCTGTTGATTCCGTTGGTCCAGCTAAGATCGCTCAAGCAGAAGCTAAAGCAATCCGTGAAATCAAACGCGACATTGAAGCTACCCTTGCTGGTACTCAAGACCGCTCTGTTGAAAACGGTGCTGGTACAGCTTACGGTTTACGTGGTCTAGGTGACTGGATTGATTCCGCTGGTCCAGCTGATGTTCCAGCTAACTTCCGTACTCCAGCTGCTTCAATCAATGCTACCGGTACTGCATTCACAGAAACTATCCTTAACACAATGATCTCTTCGATCTATCGTGAAACTGGAACTGTGAACGACCTTATGCTTGTTGCTGACACAGCTCTTCGTAACGAAATCTCTGACTTCGCTCGTAGTGGTGCAGCCACTGACGTTCGTTCAATGAACTACAACGGTAATGAATCAGCTATCAAACTATCTGTTGACTTATATCAATCAGATCACGGTATTGTTTCAGTAGTAAACGGTAACCCGGATTGTATGCCAGCAGTAACTGGTGGTACAGCAAACGGTGCTGGATACTTAGTTAACCCAGAATACTACGGTGTTCACGAGTTAATTCCATTAGGTTCAACTCGTCTCCCTAATATGGGTGGTGGTGAGCGTGGATATGTTGATGCTTCCCTAACTCTAGGTGTATACCACCCCGGAGCACACGGTTATATTCAAGCAATCTCTTAATAATCTTAACCAAGGAGAAATAACACTATGGCAAGATTAACTGTAAACGAATCCGGAACTTCCGGATACACACACGTCATCTCACTATCATTTGATGATTTAGCAAAAATTAAACTAGGCACTGATCCATTCAATGGAGAAACATTAAGCACAGCTGGTCAACTTCCAATCGCATCCATCCCAGCGGGTGGTGCTGTTGAGTTAGCTGGTGTCTTTGAATCAACTGCACTTGCGGGAGCTACTGACATCACTTTAGATGTTGGTACTACTGGAGGTGACCCAGATGAGTTCATTGATAACCTTGATGTTGACGGAATGTCTGCTCCAGTATTTAATTCTGGAGATGGATTCACTGGTAACCAATCACAAGCAATCCCTTACCAAGCAGCAACTTCTATACTTGCTGAAGTAAACGGAACAACCGCTAGCTTAACTGCTGGTAACATTGTTATTGCATTACGCATCATTGATCTAGGATCATTCGCATAAAATAAATTTGGTTGGGGGTCACGCAATGTGGCCCTCAGCTACTTTTTAAAAAATTTTACAAACAAAATATTATGGCAAGATTACAATCTGGAATACAAACAGCGGGACTAACGCACACTTTTGAATTTGATTATCAAGATCTGCAAAACGCAGACTTTAACAGTACTAACGGTAAACCAACTGGTGTAGTAATTACCAAAGATATTGATTCCGTTTCCAAAGGTGGAACTGGTAACAAAACACTTACAGTTAATTATACTAATACAGACAGTAATAACGACGTTAATAGCGGAGATATTGTTAATCTTTTTGGAGTTTTAAACACGGGAGGAACAAGAACAACTGGTTCATTTGCAGCTACTAGAGTGGACGATAACACCTTTACTGTTTTATTAGATGCCGATCCCGGAACCTTATCTTTATCTGGAGCTAAGTTTACATTTAATCAAGTATTTGGTGCAAACAATCAAATGTTTATTGCTAGAGTACCTAGAGGTGCTTCTGTTCAAATAGCTGGTATAGCGTACGCTGAAGCAACAGCCGGTATTAGCGATTTAGAACTTTATGTTAACGGTGCTGATGTTATTAATAGAGCATTGTCGGACACAAGTAATACTACCTTTACTTATTGTGGAGATGCTAATGCTGATTCACGAACTGCTGGTTACACCCTTATAGTAAATAATGGTACAGCTTATACACAAACATTAGCTAGTTTATTAACGGGTAGTGTTACTGGTTTAAATGGTTTAAATGGCGGAACA